GTCTATCCTCTGCACGCCCCCGAATGCCGCAGTGATGACATTTGAAGATGAATCCTTGGCCTTCATTCGTTTCCCCTACCGAAAGAGTTTTCGCCTTTTTATTGTGGCGACTATCGCTGCACCATGGACACCGAAATCGTCCCTTTCGCGTCGCTCCGGTGCGCCTCAGCTTCTCGAAGTTTTCTTGCTGTTTGATGATCCACGAAGACATTTCATCCATGGCTGATTCACCCCCCCACCCCGTGTCTTCGCCTGACTTCAAGCGCCCTTTGGCGGGCTTTTTCCATGTCGTCGGCTGCCGCTTGTTTGATGGCGGCAACCGCGGCAACTTGCTTCGGGGTCACGGCCTTGATCTGCTTTTCGGCCTCGGTCCTTTGATCTTTTTTTAGTTTTGCCCGAATTGCTCGCGTTCGATCGTAGGGTGCCACCTTGCGGGCGATCCAGTCCGTTTCCGCGAGATTTACGATGCTGCCCCGGACATTGGCGAGGAGCGGACACTGTGCCTCAAGCAGGGCGATGTCTGCCGCCGTGAAATTGATCGTGCCGTCTTCGGAAACGAAACCGTCCTGTATTACTTCTGGTTGTGCTTGCTGCACTCTTAAAACCGCCGGAGGCAGCCTCTTAGAATCTTCTTCTTTCTTATCTTTCTTAAAGGGGGGTTCTATAGGGGGGGGCGTTACATGTAACGTCACCTGAGATTGATTTAATTGAGTTTTTTCCATTTCTTGCGTTACAGTAACGCTTTGTAACGCTTTGCGCTCGCGATACCTCCGAACTCGGAGGGCACCGGCTGTTGGCTCGCGTTTCCCGACCGTCGCACCACCCTCTAGCGTGATCTGGGAGAGTAAGAAAGCTGCCCTTACTGGCTCCATGCCGGAGGCAACTAGGGTGGCGAATACCTCGCCAAATGCGGCATTCATTGACGGTCTCCCGTCTGGGGTTGACGGGAAAGGCATGATGACTTACGTAATTGTGACATGGGGCCTGTGTCCTCAGGTTCCGCGGCAGAGCGTTTCCAGCGCTACTGTCGCCTTGGTTAGGTAGGCGACCCCGGCTCCTCCACCGGGGTCGTTTGCTTTTTAGCGGCACCAAGCTATGCCCGTGCCGCACCTGCTGTCAACTTAGCGAGGGGTTACTTTTTCTGCTTGCCGGCGACGCACCTTGTCGATGATCTCGGGCGTTTCCATCCGGGTAATTTCCCGCAGAGACACTTCCTCAAGGTCCAAATCAGCCGACGCCGCGAGCGCGCACAGCGTTGTCATGCTGCCTCCGAGCTCCTGCGGTAATTGACCAGGGGGTCGCGAATAGACCTGCGCAAGCACCAACTCGGCATCCTCAAGATGGAGTCCAGCAGCCTGCGCGGCCTCGGCGGCTTCCTCCAGGAAGCGCGCGGCTCGGATCTTGACGTCAGTTATTTGACCATGCAGGGCAATAGACACCCAGTCACGTACTCTGGATTGCAGCGCATGAATCGTGCACATCTGACGTCTCCATGGTTGCTTCGCTTCGGATCGGAATGTTATTCGGCGGCCAACAAGTCGCCCTGACGATCTTCCGCATCCAGGTTTTTACAAGCTTGACGCCAATAACTTTCCTTAAGCTCGATCCCGAAGAATTTGCGGCGCAGCTTGACCGATATGACGCCTTCGGAACCGATGCCCATGAATGGAGATAGCACCACGTCTCCCGGATTGCTCCACATGATGACGGCACGCTCGATCACGTCCAGCTGCAAAGGGCAAAGATGTCGTTCATCGTCGGCTTGGCGCGCAGCTTTGACATTGAGCACATTGGATTGATTGATCGACATCCAAACGGGGGATGCCCATTCCTGCCATTGCTCCAACGGGAAATTGGCCGGCGTATGGTTGATCGGATCCGGATTATCTCCCGGCTTAATAAACGTCATTAGATAATCCGGCATCCCACCGCGCGACTTGCTGCTATCCTTCTGCAATTGCTTGTAGAGCAGTCCGACATGTTTGGTGCGGGTCATCTCGATTACGGGACATTTCCAGATGGTCCTGCGCCCGTGCAAGATCCATCCGGCGTCTTCATGTGCGCGGATTATCTGGCCAGAAAAATCCTTGATGCCGACCGCACCATCCTTCCATTTTGTCATTGGAAGGTCGCTACAATGCACGGCCGATAGGCGCCCTGGAATGGTCACGCGGAATTTCTCGCGGATCAAATAGGCGTAATGTTCCGCGAATTCCGAGTCGGTAGAGTTTCCCATATCGGCGGCACTTTCCGAATAAACGAACAGCGATCCGAATGGGGGCGAATAGACTGAAAATCCAACGCTCTCGTCAGGAACCTGCGAGAGAACATCAACACAATCTCCATTAACTGCGGTCCAGCTGTCACCGTGCGCAGAATTCAGACAACGGACATCCATGGCGGCAACCTCATAATCTGTTTCGGTTCATATGGAGACTTTACGATTGATGACTTTCCCACCGCGCGCAACATCGCATTGCGCATAGCGATCTTCATGTCAGCATGGTCGCCCGCTTTGCGATCGATTACGCGGCCGATCTCGGCCTCGCCCTCGGCGACGACAAGATGCACCATCACCTTGTTTTTTTGCCCAAATCTCCAGCATCGGCGCACGGCCTGATACCAAGTCTCATAGCTATAGCCGCGTCCGGCGAACACCATGCGAGAACAATGCGACCAATCCGATCCAAACCCGATCATGGATGGCTTTCCTATCAAATGTTTGATCTTTCCTGTCGCAAACGCATTAAGCTTTTCTTCTTTTTCATCAATAGTTTGAGACCCTCGTACCTCGACGGCCTGAGGCATAACCGCACGCATCGCGTCGCCCTCATAATCGGTATCCACCCAGATGATCCAAGTCTGGTTTGGCTCCGCTCCTATGATAGCCGCTACGGCTTCGGCGCGTGCTTCGCTGGTCTGCCGCTTGATCTTATGGATATTGGTCGCGCTTAGAGCTGGGGCGCCGAATAGGTCCGCGAGATCTCGATCGATCGCGCTGTCCTTCACGCGATGGCGCACCACTTCGAACGGCGGCAGAATAAAGCCGTCATCTTTGTCCCCGAGATCTGATGGCTTTTCCGCCATGCGACACCATGAGGACATCCAATCCCAAAAGGAATTGATGGCATGACCCTTCAACCGCCATTCCTGCGAAGCAGTCGATGTATCATTGATGAAAAAGCGTGACAGCATTTCGTTTGCTGCCATCACATCGAGAAATTCAGCATAGTTGCCGAGTTCCATGTGATCGTTGGGGGCCGGCGTGGCCGTGGCGGCTAGTTTGAACCGATGGCCGTGAAACGTCTCGATCAAGCGGCGAGTCGTTTTTCCGGTGAATGATTTCAGCACGCTAGCCTCGTCGAGGCAGATCGCACCGAACATCACTGGATCAAGCTTTTCCAGACGATCGTAATTACAAATATTGATGCCGGGTCGAACATCGTATTGCTCGCGGATGACACGCGATTCATATCCCCACCGGTCGGCCCGTCGCTTAGTCTGCCAAGCCACGGCGAGCGGTGTGAGAATGAGCGCTGGCCGATTGGTTTCCTCGATCACTTTTTGGCAGAATTCAAGCTGGCACTCGGTTTTTCCGAGACCCGTATCGAGGAACAATCCGCTGCATCCGGCGCGCAGATTGAATTCGACGCACTGCGCTTGGAAAGGGAATAAATGTGACGCTAAATTCGTGGCTTTAATCCCATGCTCTCTAGCTCGGATCGCTTTCGTCGCAAGAAATGCCGCATATTTTGGATTCATTTTGGTTCCACCATTTTGCAGCCGCACGGCCAAATCATGAGGACACCCCACAATCCATGACCACCGCCGATCGGTTTCATCATCCATCCGCAAAGAAGGTAATCCGTCACGCGAGCATGACGAACAAACCTAACGTAGTGCTGTGGGATGCCCATGAGCGCGACTATATAAAAGTCTTAAGCGCGCGCGTCAACATCGTCGCTGGGCAAAAAGGGGAGTAGTCATCGCTGCCATGGCCGGCGACATTTGGCCGCAGCCGAATGCCCAGATTGCGAGAGCGTCTGATTCGTCATCGTTCACAGCGTCCCATCCCAGCACCCTACATCGTTCCTGCACGAGCGCCTTGCCCTCACCCTTTGGGATACGGCCTGGCCCCAGCAGGTAGCGCCGCGCTTCCTGGACGCCGACATCTTGAATGTGCGGGATGCGTGCCTTAGCGGCGCTTGCCTCGACCACGCCAATAGCGCCGCGGAGCAGCGCCATGGTGTCGTCGCTCATTCCGATTTCCATGGCGACGGCGAGGCTAAGCCCACGCTCGTAAAACACAGCATCTGGGCGATTCTCGGCGAAATAGCGGTCTGTGTAGTCACGCAGCAAGGCGAGCTTGGCAGGGCGCCCAATGGGCCTTTTCAGGCTCCACGTCCAGCAGCGCGGGCGGCCGTTTGTAGGGCCGTCAGCGCAGCCGGTCGAGGTGGCGATGTCAAAGGCGGCAACAAGCATCAAGCGTCCAGCGGGCGCCCAGGGTCTCGCTCTCCCCAGCCCGCAGCTTCGACTGGCTTGATGCCAGCTCGGATCTTGGATTCCTGCGAGGCGTGGTAGCCTTTGAGCCACTCGTGATATTGCGGGACGCTCGGATCGTATGGCGGGGTTGCGCGCTTACCTTCCATTTCCGCCTGTTTGCCCTCGTCAAACGCGCGATCGACGGCCGGAGTACGGTCGGTCAAATCAAATGAGAATTGCGTTCCGACCGGCGAGCCGATCCATTGGGCGGCCTGGATTTGATCGGCCATCTTTTCTCGGATTGCGGCTTCGCCATCTGGCGTCTGCAATCGGATGGCGGTGTCGACTTGGAGGATCGTGAAGCCATCGGCCTTAATGCTCTTGGCATTGTTTCTCAATGCGGCGACAGCAGCGTCCTTGGCCTCGATCAGCTTCTTGCGCTTGGCGACATCGGATAGGAACAGAGCACGCCGTTCGTCGCCGCCCGCCTCATTGTGGCCTGGCGTCGCCTTTGGGGCCTTTGGCGGTCGACCCCGCTTTGGCTTTTCCAGCGCCGTGAGTTCGGCATTCGTTAGCGGTCTCTTCACCATTAATTCCTCCTGGGGTTGGATAGGGCCATGCCGGCGGTGCCGGCCAAATCGCGCCATCGGGCCAGCGCTCGGCGAGCCATGCGATAGCCCGGTCCATGCGATCCAGCGAGAAACCGTGGCCATCGGCCACCCGCTGGAAGAAATTCGGGTCCGAGAACACGTGCGTGCTTACGGTGGACAACCTGATGCCTCGCGCCCGCCCATATTCGCGGGCCACGTCGAGCAGGAATCCGGACAGTGCTTTAGACATTGACATGGCTGCAAGCA